CTTATGTCTTCTTCTATGATCTTCTAATATATTTTTAGGCATAATTAGTGATTCCATCTCAACATCAATATCTGAGTCAATCGTACTAATATAGTTACTCTTACCTTTAAGTATAGTGGTGTCTTCAAATAAAGTTTTATATTGATCTTGTAAAGCTTTAGTTATTGTAAGCGCAAAAGCACCAGCAGATAATTCATTTTCACATTCTTGTTCATGAATATATGACCCTGTTTGATCTATTTTAAATGCTGTATAAGATGTTATTAAATCTTTAAAGTCTTGCGTCGGTTCTTCAGAGGCATTCGCGAGAGTTTTTGATATAAAGCTCTTACCTGACCCTGTTGGCGCGTTACATACAACAAACTTATAATCATCCTTAAAAGCTTGATCAATAGTTTTTAATAGCTTTACTTGCGCGGAGTTGGGTGTGTACTCTTTTGGAAAATGCTCTAATAAACCGCCTACCACACTTAATTATACTGTAGTTTCCTCAGAAGGCCATATGTATACTAAATTGTTGTAAATTTTTGTTTTGGAAGAAGTATNAAGACATTTAACTTTATTAAGTTGACTTATTGGTANAAAAGAACTTAGATGGTAATTTAAAACTGCTTCTGTTTCATCTTGTTCTAAATGTATATCAAAAGGGTATGGAATTTCATAGTTTTTAATTGAATTTTTATACTCTAATGAAAGATTTATGTAATATTGTTTAATTTGAAAAATTTTTAAACGGCCTCTTTTCAATATTTTTTTATCCGTTCTTATTATAATATCCTTTAATAAGAACGGCTTTAAATGCTCTATAACATTTTCTAAACAATTATTCATGAATTCATAAAATCAAATTTTTGTTTCGCTGACATTGGATATATATTTTCGTTGAAGTATTCCCAAAAATCATCATTAGCTGGAATCTCTTGAATTAAGTTACATGACCTCATGTTTATGTTTCTATAATCCTGTATTAAAATGTCCCAAGCAACGGCAAGGTCATCCGGACCTAAATAAGCTTTCGGTGGTCCCTTTGGCGTGAAGTAATTAAGAGATATTCGACCGTTTACGGAGTTTAATAACTGTATCGAATTGGTGCATAACATTCTTCTCGTAAGGGCTAGTCCTGGTTTTTGTATCCTCCGAGGGAATCTTACTTCACATACATGAGTCTGTAAGAGCGGGTCAAGAGTCGCTTTTTGGACTATCATCTTTCTTTTTGCAGATTCCAAACATTCTTTCTTCGTTCAAGAATACACCAGTTTTAACCTTACCTTTACCGGTAATACCTACACCATTTATAGTCACTCCCATGTTATTTGGAAAAATAACAATGTCACCTTCTTTAGCGTATTTAGCATCAGGACCTGCTAGAATCACCTTCCCCTTTCTCCAGGCCTTGTTAAGGGCGTTTGTCGGAATTAAAACTCCGTTACGTTCTAGTTCACCTTCTTTTGTTTCATCTGCATACTCAATTAACAGAATATCGTCAAAAATAAAACTTAGTTCGTAATCATCTATTCCAAAATCACCTTTATCTGGGTTTGATAGATCTATTAAACTTCGGGTAGGTGCCAAATTATCAATACTTGCCATTGCCATATGGCTATTTAACTAACTTTTTGCTTTAATCCAATCCTCTACTCTAACCCTTGGTTCCCAACCTAAGAGTTCTTTAGCTTTACATATATTAGCTAATGTATCTTGAGCTTCGCCTGATCTAGCAGGTATAAAAACGTGCCTTCCACCTACCATTTCAGCTATTTGTTTAATACTGTTATTTGTACCTGTTCCAATATTTATTACTTCACCAACCGGCTTTTTATTTTGAAGATCAGCAGCAAGAATATTAGCATTTACAACATCCGAAACATGAGTAAAGTCTCGTGTCTGTGAACCGTCACCTACAATTGTGAGTTCTTCACCAGCACTTTTCTGTCTTAAGAAGATACCTAAAACAGGAGCATATTGACCTCTTATAGGATGTCTCTCACCATATATATTAAAGTATCTAAAGACTACAGTTTCTAGTCCAAATAAATCAGTATACATCTTGCAAAGTTTTTCACCTGAAACCTTTGTAACAGAATATGGATTTAAACAATCATCTGGCATAGTTTCTACCAAAGGAATTTTATTTATAAGCCCGTAGGCAGAAGAGGTTGAGCTATATATTACTCTCTTTACCCCAGCTTCTTTTGCACATTGTAGCACAGTGCAGGTACCTGCAGTATTAGTTAATGTTGCTAAAATGGGATTTTTTAAGGTTGGTTGAATTCTAGATTCTGCAGCTAAATGAAAAACGCAATCAACGCCTTCATATAGCGGTCTTGTATGCTCATAGTCGCAAATGTTTAATAGGTGTTTTTCAGCACGATCATTATAATAAAATTTCTCATTAGAATCTGCAGATTCATTATCAATAATGATAACTTTATCAAAAACGTCTACTAGTTTATCTACTAAATTAGAGCCAATAAATCCGGACCCTCCTGTTACAATTGCTTTACTCATAATTCTCTATATACATTTTTAGCTCTCTTACTGACATGTTTCGATTTTTAGCAATTGCCGTTAAGTCGATTTCTTGCTCTTCTTTTTTCTTTTTCTTTATATAAGAGATTTTTTTCCATTTAAGCCGTGGTATTAAATGGTAATATAATTTATACGACTCTTGCTTATTATCAAATATGTTTCCGAACCTATTAAACGTTTCATTAACAAAAACAGACATATTATTATCATAAAAAGACAACCATCTATTAAAAAGAAAAGGAACAAATGATTGCTCTCCTTCTGTATCTAAGTATCCAGCGTCGTCTTTTTTAGAATAAAATAATTTATTTTGTACCTGGAAAAAATTCATCAAACAACGATCTTTGTGGTAGCTACAAACTGATCCTTAACTTCGCCATTAAAATATTCAACTACATTAGCAATAACATAATCAACGGCTTTTTTATCTAAGTTTGTAGAATAGGCGAACCCTGGCGCTTTATCTCCTGCTATAATATTAATACCGGTATGCCCCAACGCAACATTATCTTTAGAATAAGTGATCGATACACTAACCTTACCAGACGTTCTTACCCTCTCATCATTGCCAATAAACTCACTTTGGACCATAAGATCATCACCCTCAACTACAATAGGCTTTTTAATAACACTGGCTAGAATATTTGCAATCGCTGTATTGAATAATCGTTGAAATGATACAGCGCCTAATGGATCTAAGTTAGGTATTTCCCAGCAAAAGTTAATTGCATCTTGACTATGAATAAAGTCATTACTTAGAGTGTCTTCAAGATCAATAAGTGCATCTTTTACATACATTGGAGCTCTAAAAGCAACAATATTACCACAGGGAGATACATCTTTCCGAAAATGTTCATAAGCAAACCTTCTGTGAATGAGTTTCCCGTCGTAGACGCTTTGTTTAATAATCATATTAAATTATAATGTAACTTGTTCGTTAATCCACCTATAGGTTTTTTCTATACCTTTAGATAATGGATAATTTGGAGCCCATCCAATCTTTTCTTTAATGAGTTTGTTGTCTGAATTTCTACCAGCAACACCAAGAGGACCATCGATATGTTTTTTGGTAATGGTTTTATTTTCAATACTACTAGCAATATCTACTAGTTTATTAATTGTTACCATTTCATCTGATCCAATGTTTACAGGTTCCGTAAGATCTGATTCCATCACACGTCTTATACCTTCAATACACTCGTCAATATATAAAAAACTTCTTGTCTGTTCTCCAGAGCCCCATATTTCAACTTCACCATTAGATTGAATTACTTTTCTACAGATAGCCGCAGGAGCCTTTTCTCTACCACCGTCCCATGTGCCTAGGGGCCCAAAGATATTATGAAAGCGAGCAACTCTAACAGGTATATTATAATTTCTGTTATACGCTAAATACAGCCTCTCACTAAAGAGCTTTTCCCATCCGTATTCTGAATCAGGATCAGCAGGGTATGCAGATGATTCTTCACAGTTAGGATTGTCTGGATCGAGCTGATTATGTTCAGGATACATACAAGCACTGCTACTATAAAATATTTTTGTCTTATTAAGACCCTTATACTCATTATATTGTTGAACAGCGTTTAAAATATTGAGATTAATAGCAGCTGAATTATGCATAATATCAGCATCATTATCTCCAGTAAAGACAAACCCAGCTCCTCCCATGTCAGCTGCTAGTTGATAAATTTCATCGAATGGTTCCTTATACTGTTCCGGAACACTTTTATAGAAATTGCCTTGCTGGCCGTCAAACCGAATCGCTCTGTTGCAATTGCTAGCGCTTCTTAAATCTCCTACATTTCCAGAGACAAACTCATCTGCTTTCGTTTTACAAAACTCAGGACACTTTAAATCAACACCTCTTACCCAGTACCCTTCATCCTTAAGCCTATTAACTAAATGGTTTCCAATAAACCCACCTGCTCCTAATACTAATGCCGTTTTCATTTTAATTCTAATATATAATCTAACACTTTACTATCAAAAAACTTTTTACATAATTCCGCGTTGGGTATAACACAATGACCACCAATTTTGCTATTCTTTGGTGGGTATAGAACCGGCCTAATTACATTCTCCATTCCTAGTTTTTTATACCCGTCATTGTATGTCTTATTCCACTGGGTTGCAACTTCATCATAGCTTACATTATGCTCTGTGCAGAGCCTATTGATATCATTATGGAATGCTATACACATACCGTAATATGTTGTTGAAAGTATTTTAGCTAATTCTGTTGCTGCAGCACCTTTAAAGACCTTATAGTTTATTTCTAATTCTTTATAGTGCTCT